ATAATTCGTTTCGAGAAAAAAAATAATTTTTCAAGGATTGCAAAATGAGTACAGAAGATATTGTCTTATATGACACGGAAGAAAAGGCTAAAATAAAACCTACTGCAACACAGGTTGAAACATTTGATTTGGTACCACCGGATCATCCAGCTCTTTACAAAGTTCTACCAGAATTTGATTTTGAAAATGCACCAATTAATGCAAATAGTTTTGCATCTACTTTGGTAGAAACTTGTAAAAAACATAATGGTATTGGACTCTCCGCTAATCAATGTGGTTTTGAATATCGTGTGTTTGTTATGGGTGCAGGTGAGGAATATGTGGCATACTTTAATCCAAAAATAATTTCGTCAAGCGGTGAAAAACATATGGAAGAAGGATGCCTTTCATTTCCTTTTCTAAATCTTAATATTACCAGACCAGAACAAGTGGAAATTGAATACCAAGATTTCACAGGTGTGAAACATACCAAAACATTTACTGGTATATCTGCAAGATGTTTTCTTCATGAGCTTGACCACATGAACGGAATAGTGTATACTAGTCGTGTAAAACCGCTTGCGTTACAATTTGGTTTGAAAAAATTAGATAAAATTAGACGCAAATATTTTAATCCTAAAAAGATGAATAAACTTTTAAAGAAATAATGGCTACACCTATAGATTATGTTGATGCTCAGTGGGACAAATGGCAGGTACTAAATGAACCTGAACGTTTTGAACATATTGATACCGAGCAATTGAAAGAAATCTTGATTAAAGACCTTACGTATGCATCACAAATGGATGTTCGTGAATATACTTTATATCAAAAATGGTTAGAGGTACATGAAAAATATCCAACCAGGACTATCAGCACACTGTTTGAAGAAGAAGTCCAATTAGTGGATGTTACACAAAAGAAACTGGTCGAAAAAGTTAAAAATAATTTTTGGATGCCAGAAGATCCAGATGACTATGAAAAATTGAAACCAAAATTAGTCTTGTCTAATGGACCTTTGGCAGAAACGTGGAATACAGTTCGCACCTTTTCATCAACAATGAAGAATAACTCCAATATTGGGCGCAATCTTTATTACACCGTGGTTGATGAAAATACTGACAAGTATCTTGGTGTTATGTGTATATCTTCCGACTTCTTGGATTTGACTCCAAGAGATAATGCGATTGGTTGGCCTAGGGATGTTAAGACACAACAAGGTATGATTAATCATACTGCAATTGGTTCTACAATCGTTCCTTTGCAACCACTTGGTTTTAATTACATGGGCGGTAAACTGCTTGCATTATTGTGCCTTGCTGACACTGTACAAAATGATTGGAAAAGACAATATGGAGATGTTCTTGTTGGAGTTACAACTACTTCCCTTTATGGTAACACTAAGTCCGGTGGCCTATCTCAGTATGATGGTCTTGAACACTGGAACAAAATGGGTTTCTCTAGTGGTTCGGTTGCTTTTGAACCGTCCAGAAAAACAAGAGCATTAATTTATAATTGGGTTAAAGAAAATCATACACGAAAATATTTTGAATGGTGGGAAGCCAAGAATCAAAAAGGTCTTCCACTTAAACGTGACCATAAAAATCGTACTCTAAATTTTGCGTATAGTAAGCTTGGTATTCCAAAAGAACTTATACGTACCGAACATCAGAGAGGAATATACTTCTCTCCTTTGTACAACAACACCAATGAATATCTCAGGAAAGAAATTGGTGATGAACAACTGGTCAAATCATTTGATACCAGTGAAGAAACCTTGACGCAAATTTGGAAAACCAAATATGCTAAAGGCCGTATATCAATGTTGAAGAAGAAAAACAATGTGTCTTATGAATCACTATTCTATTCTGACTTGATATACTTGTCTTGGGAAGAAACCAAGGCTAAATATTTGCCACAAGTTGGCAGATAAAAAAGTATACCGCAAATATACTTGACACACACACTAAGTAATAGTATAATATGAATACTTGCTAAACGCAAGACTTTTGTTTTTTAACTTTGTCATTAGGAGATTATTATGACTACAAAACTTTCAGCTAAAGAAAAGATCCTCAAATACTTGAGCAAATCTGAAGGCTACAACACCCTTTCTACCGCACAAGCTCGTGCTCGTTTTGGAATCCAAAATGTTTCCGCACGTATTGATGAATTGCGCCAAGAAGGCAATGTTATCTACACTAACACCAAAACTCGTGGTGATGGTTCTAAGGTATCTGTGTACCGTTTGGGTACACCAACCAAAGCAATGGTTCGCACCGCGCTTAATGCTGGTTACAGCTTCAACGCCTAATTAGGTGAATATAGGAAGACCACCTTTGGTGGATCTTCCTTTTTTTTATTTTTGGAGAGAAAATGGAAATTTCAATTAAAAAAGAAGAACTTCAAAAGAAAAGTATTTTTATTGCTACACCAATGTACGGCGGCATGAATCATGGACTTTATGCTAAGGCATGCCTAGATTTGCAAGCTATCTGTATGCAATATGGTGTTCAAGTGAAATTCTCATTTCTTTTCAATGAGTCTTTAATCACTCGTGCTAGAAATTATCTCGTAGATGAATTTTTACATCGTTCAGACTGTACACACATGTTGTTTATTGATGCTGACATTCACTTCAATCCACAAGATGTTCTTGCATTGTTAGCTCTAGATAAGGATGTTATTGGTGGTCCTTATCCTAAGAAAGCCATTAAATGGTCATCAGTTAAGAAAGCACTCACTAAAAATCCAGATATGGAAGCAGGTGACTTAGAAAAAGTTACCGGTGATTATGTTTTTAATCCAGTGAGAGGCACCGATAAATTCAGTGTTGCCGATCCACTCGAAGTATTGGAAATTGGAACAGGTTTTATGTTGGTTAAACGTGAAGTTTTTCCTAAATTCGCAGAAGCTTTCCCACAACTACGGTACAAACCAGATCATGTTGGTCAAGCTCACTTTGATGGAACACGTTATATTCATGCATACTTTGATACATTAATTGACACTAAAGATTCTGCAACTGGTGGTGGTTCTGACCGTTACCTATCAGAAGATTATATGTTCTGTCAATTGTGGCGTAAGATTGGTGGATCAATTTGGTTATGTCCTTGGATGAGAGCTGACCATATCGGTACTTATCACTTTAGAGGTGACATGCCAGCAGTAGCAAATTTTGTTGGTGAAATGTAATGATTGTTGGATTACTTGGATTTATTGGTTCAGGTAAAGGAACGGCGGGTGATATTCTTAAAGACCTTGGTTTTACTCCTGTAAGTTTTGCCAAAGGTGTTAAAGATATCGCCGCAGAAATGTTTGGTTGGCCACGGCATTTACTAGAAGGTGATACTGAACAGTCTAGACAATGGCGTGAACAACCAGACAAGTTTTGGACAGAAGAATTTGGTCGTGAGTTTACACCAAGGCTCGCACTACAACTAATGGGTACAGAAGTTGGACGTGATGTTTTTCATTCCGACTTCTGGATTATTAAATTGAAAAATTATATTCGTAATAATCCAGATCAAAATTATGTTATAACAGATGTTCGTTTTAAAAATGAAATTAAATTTGTACATCAAAACAAAGGTATACTCATAGAAATACAGCGTGGTATAACTCCACATTGGTATGATATTGCATCTAGGGCCAATATGGGTGATTGTAAAGCTGAAGATTTTATGTTGAAACAATCTGGTATACATGAATCGGAATGGCGTTGGATTGGTGGTTATATTGACCACCATATTGACAACCAAGGTTCTTTGGAAAACCTAAAGAACAAATTGATTAAATGCTTGACAACCTCTTACGGTCCAGGTATAATGAGTGAATTGAAACAAGGAGTATCGTAATGAAATTATCTAATGAGACCTTAACGGTTCTTAAAAACTTTGCCAACATTAATCCTGGCATTGAATTTAAGGCTGGTAAGAAATTGACAACCATTTCCGCAACGAAAACTGTTTTGGCCAAGGCCGGAATTAAAGATGATTTCCCACAAGATTTCTGCATCTATGACTTGAACCAGTTTTTATCAGTACAATCATTGTACAAAGATGGTGAAATTGATTTTGATGACAAACATGTTATCTTCAAAATTGGTCGCAAGAAACTCAACTATCGCAAAACTGTAAAAAGCATGATTGTAACTCCACCAGATAAAGAGTTAACATTGCCTTCTGTTGATGTATCTTTCACCTTGAAAGAAGAAGAACTTGCTTCTATCTTAAAGACCGCAAGTATTCTACAATCACCTAACATTGCTATTATGTCTGATGGTGAAAAGATTTCTATTACAACCTGTGATGCAAAAGATAATTCTGCACATACCGATTCAACAGAAATTGCTGATGGTAATGGTAAGAAATTTAAAGCATTGTTTTTGACAGAAAACTTTAAAATGATTTCCGGTTCTTATGAAGTGCAAATCTCATCTAAAGGTTTGTCTTATTTTAAGAACACTAAAGAAGATATGGAATACTGGATCGCCATTGAAGCAAAAGAATCCGATTTAACTTTTGGAGAATAATATGATATGGATTACAGAAGCAGCCAGCGGCAATAAGATTGCAATTAACCCCACATACGTTGTGGCTGTGTTCACCATTACTGAAGGCGATCAGAAAGGTAAAACAGCAATCAACTTAACTAATGGAAATGTTGTTGTTGAAGAAACTGATTTCGATGTTATTGGAATGATGGCATAATGACTAAAGTGAATACATTATTTGGTTCTTTTGATGAAGACCAATTAAAAAAACTTAAGGGTTATGTTGATGAGATTGTATTGCATATGCAACGCAATCAATCTAATGGTGAAGCAATTAAAGACATTGTGGATATCACCAATGATGAGTTGAAAATCCCTAAGAAGATTGTCAAACGTATGGCAAAAACACAATTTAAAAATTCATTTCAAACTGAGGTTGCAGAATCTAAAGAGTTTGAAGCACTATTTGAAAGCATGAACGAGGTGAAATGATGGGTGAAGTAAAAACATGGACTGATAGATTCGAATATATTGCTGTTTTGAAAAAAGAAATTCAAGTCTTAGAATCCAGACATAATCCAGATCAAGGTGGTACCGGACACATTAACACAGCGATTGGTGTTTTGAGAAATAGAGTTGATGAACTTGAACTAGATTCAATGTGGCCTTTTCCAAATGCAACAACAGCTTGAATTTGAATTCTTCTTTCCATTAACGGATCAAACCAAACTAAATTTGGATTTTACTTCGTGTGAACAATGGATTGCAGAGTGTAGAAAGAAACAATCGGCCAATAGTACTGTTGACTGGACACCACTTCTTATTTCTAGTGGTGGCACTGGTCTTACTATATCATCGTCATCAACAGTAACGGGTTCCTTTGTTTTAAAACCTGATGTGAAAAATGTTGGTAAGTGGGAAATCACAGACTCTATGTTTGTGTATATACGCACAAAACCAAATGCAGTCGTAAGATTTTTTGCCAAGTTTTTTCTTGGCTTTAAATGGCATGACGAAATTTAATTATATTATGGAGTATTTGAATGTCACAACACATTTTGTGGGTGGAGAAGTATCGCCCTAAGACCATTGAAGATTGTATTCTTCCTGATGGTATCAAGGCAACATTTCAGGAGTATGTAAACCGCAAAGAGATTCCTAATCTCTTGTTGGCGGGTTCTGCTGGTGTTGGTAAAACTACAATTGCAAAGGCTCTCTGTGAAGAAGTCGGTTGTGATTATATTATGATTAACGGTTCAGATGAATCGGGTATCGATGTTCTACGGAACAAAATCAAGAACTATGCATCTTCAATGTCTTTGTCTGGTGGACGCAAGGTCGTTATCATTGACGAAGCGGACTATCTAAATCCAAATTCAACTCAACCTGCCATGCGTGGTGCAATCGAGGAGTTCTCATCCAACTGTTCGTTCATCTTCACATGTAATTTTAAGAACAGAATAATTGATCCAATTCATTCCCGATGTACTGTTATTGACTTTAAAATCAATGGCAGTAAACAAAAGATGGCTTCATTTTTCTTTAAACGTGTTGAATGGATTTTAGAACAAGAGAATGTTACATACGACAAACAAGTAGTTGCTGCGGTAATTACCAAACACTTTCCTGATAATCGCCGTGTTCTAAATGAACTACAACGTTATAGTGTTAGTGGCACAATCGACAAAGGCATCTTGGCCTCGGTTTCAGATGTGCAGCTGAGTGAGTTGGTGACCTCACTTATGAACAAAGACTTTGCGGCTTGTCGTAAATGGGTTACAAACAACTTGGATAATGATATCACACGAATCTTTAGAAACATCTATGATGGTTTGTATGATAAGTTGAAACCAAATTCTGTACCACAAATGGTACTAATCTTGGCTAAGTATCAATATCAGTCTGCTTTTGTTGCAGACCATGAAATCAATTTGATTGCCTGTCTTACAGAACTTATGGTTGAATGTGAATTCAAATGAGTCCGTTCGACTATGCCGATTACATCCTGAGAAAGAAGGTGCCGGATGGTGAATTGGACTTCAAAGATTATGCACCTTTCCTAATCAATAGGTCTTTGTCCAACCACTTAGATTGTGTCTTGTATGCCAATGACATGAATATGTGGCCAGGAATCGACAAGGACATGCAATACCAGTATCTTCTAAATAGTATCAGGCCTATGAAACGAAAGTTCGTTCCATGGCAAAAGGCCGATTCTGAGAAGGATATTGAGTGTGTGAAGACCTATTTTGGGTATTCAAACTCCAAGGCTAAAGAAGCCCTACGTATCCTCACCGATGAACAAATCGCTGATATAAAAACAAAAATAGATACAGGCGGAGTGAAGAATAATGATAGACATTAAAGACTTAGTTGAAGTGACATTGGATGACAAAGATGATTTTCTAAAGGTACGTGAGACACTGACCCGTATTGGTGTTGCTTCCAAAAAAGACCAGACATTATACCAATCTTGCCATATTCTCCACAAGCGTGGACAATACTATGTGGTACACTTTAAAGAATTATTTGCCTTAGATGGCAAACCAACCGACCTTACTGAAAACGACCTGTCACGTAGGAATGCTATTGCAAACCTATTGGAAGATTGGGGTTTAATAAAGTTGGTCAACAAAAAACAAACCGAGGTGCCACCACCAATTTTCCTATCACAGATTAAAATTCTGTCGCATAAGGAAAAGAATGAGTGGCAATTAGTTACCAAATATAACATTGGTAAAAAACCGAACGGTTCTCAATAACTAGTATAAATATTAATGTAATAGGTGCTCCACCTACCTTAGGAGCGTTTTAAAGCGGTCACAACGATAGGGTGACACTGGATCCCGTAACCAGTACCTTAACCGATACGCCTTCGGGGTATCAATTTTTCAATCTTGCTTTTAGGAGAAAACTATGACAAATCTTATGAAAGATTTTTTCGCTGCCGATTTTGGCCGTATTCAACCGTTCACAGTAGGTTTTGGTGACACATTAGAACTTATGCGTGAAGCAGCAACGATAGCTGCTAAATCCGTATCGTATCCTCCATACAACATCAAACAAGTAACAGAAAACAAGTACGTTATTGAAATGGCTGTTGCTGGTTTTTCCAAGTCTGATATTGAAATGACTTTAGAAGGAAATAAACTCGTAATCAAATCTGCAGCAAAAGATGAAGATAACGGTGATTACCTATATCGAGGTATCGCCAATCGTGCATTTGAACGTGCCTTTACTCTTGCAGATAAAGTGGAAATCAAAGATGCAGAAATGATTAATGGTATGTTAAAAGTTTGGCTAGAAAACATGGTCAAAACACAAGACGCAATTAAAAAAATTACCATCAAGGAAAAAGAAGATAAATGATTAAACTAATTACCAACTTTTTCAAACGAATAAGTGGTGATTATGGTAGTCAACTCGAATCATATATTACCTCTAGAAATCCTCAGAATGAAAGTGACGTAGAACGTTACACCCGTGAATACCATGACCGTATTGTTCAAAACAGATACTACTAATTGGTAATTAAAAAGAGGTTGCTTGACAACCTCTTTCTTTTGATATATAATGGACTCATTATGAAAACTGAAAAACCATTTATTAAAAAAGTGCGTGTAAAAACCTCACTGGAGAATTACTACGTCTGTTCACCAGAAATCAAGGAAATTGATGGTGTACAATTTGTTTATGTAATCAAAAACATTGGTATTAGGGAAACACCTAAATTGATGCGGAAAGAATCATTAGAACACATCAAAT